CGTCTACCTGTTAGAGTATCAGGACCAGTTAAAAAAGGTCAAGCAGTGTATGCAATGGTCGACGGTGTATGTACTACAATTGCAACTACTGCACTAGTTGGAATATCACTTGAGTCAAATTACAGCAACGACGAAAAATTAGTTGAGTGTGTGCTTAAGGTATAAATAAAACTAGCAGTTTATAGGAAAAAAAATAATGGCCGTAGGCGATATAATCTCAGCAGCACGATACAATGCAATGCAAACAATTGTAACTCAAGTTTTAGGCAACGGGGCAACTAACTTTGGGTACGGACAGGTATTGTCAAGTTCTGCTGTGGCGCCAGGCGCCACAGTTGTTGCTACTCACATGCAAAGATTAAAAACTGATCTTGTTAACATACATGCTCACCAAAACGGTGCTTTACCGGTACTGCTGTCAATTGCTGCTAACACTGATATTACAAATAGCGCGTACACCCAGTATGAATCTATAACTTCTGGAATTACCGGAGCATCTCGTTTTAAAATTGATCCTGCAGAAGCTACAACTTCTGCACTAGCATCTAGTACTAGAAATACCACCTGGAATGGCACAATCACACATGAGTTTAGGGTAACATTTGAATCTGCAAATGCACGGAGATACTTCTTTAATTCCGGAGGCCAAATACGATTTGGCGCTCAATTATCTGCCCCGGCAGATGCCAAATCGTCAGCCTGGGCATCGTTCTTATCCAGTATGCAATCTATTATTTTCAATCATACCACAGCGGTATCAACTGCTACAATTGTAACTGATACTTCTGCAAACATTGGTAATTTTGATTTGATAGACAATGCTGAATATGTACAAATTTATACAAACTCAAAAACCACTGGATATTCGGACACTTTTTACACCATTCGTGCCAAGGCAACTGCTGACGCATTAACTTTCCTGGTCGAATTTATAGATGGGGCAGGGGCAACCGGCCCTGGCGGATCAATTGACGAAAACGTTACTGGTAATATCACAAGCATAATTAACCAATTTAGAGCAACTGGTGCATATGTTTCGGTACCAAGTCCGTTGTTTTCAAACATTAGTGCTCTTAGTACATGATGCAATAAATACACTGTTAACGGAGACTATACATGCCTGTAAGTGTTGGCGGAGTAATATCTGCATCAGAATATAATAATATAAGAACCACGCTATCAACAGTGTATAATACCACCTACGGTCAAACTTTAAGATCATCACCGGTGGTTGCTACATCGAGCAAAGTTACATCTCAACAACTGGAAGAACTGTACCTTGATGCACAAGGCTGCTATGTTCATCAAGCTGGATCAATCTCCGCTCTTATCAACGTTCCTGCAACCGGACAAACAATTGGTGCCGACGTTTCTCTAGAATTTAATCAAGTTACTGGAGCAAAAACGGCAACATCAACTAGTACAACATCGGGCATAAACGATTATAATCAACTAGTAGTTGATATTAGCAATTTTGACGGAAGTACATCTGGCTGGCCAGATAGTAGTTTTTCTCTTGGCACTGCAGATGCGAGCGCAAGAAGCACATCATGGGGAAATTCTTCTAATAACCAAACTATATATCATGTAGTTACTTTTACATTTGCTAGCCTAGCAGAACGCGACTATTATTTTGAAACCGGCGGCGAACTAAGATTTTCTGCAAGCTTAACAGCTGGATCGGGCGCAAAGGACACCGATTGGGCAAATATGCTATCGGCAATAGGAACTATAAAATTTGACAAATACCGACTAACTGCTAATTCCGGAACACCTTCTACTAGTGGATACAATGCACTAACATCAACGTATCAATTAATTTATACTAAAACTGGGTCTGGTGTGTATAGTAGCAACGATTACACAATTGCCGGCCGTACTGTCAGTGACACTGTTTTAAGATTTAGGATATCAATAGATGATGGCTCAGCAGGAAATATTGACGAATCAGTAGGCGGCACAACTACTAGCACTGTTAACACATTTAGACCCGACAGTAGTTTTGTGTACAACGCTGTTTCATATACAGCAGTCAATGTTCCGGCACCAATTATTGCAACAGTTGTTCAGTTAACATCAAACAACGGCTCTCCGCCGGCATAAACCAATTGACATAATAAAAAAACTGTTGTATTATTATATAATATAACAAGGATTTCCAATGGATGATAAATTAAAAGCTGCACTTGATTTTAGTAACTATATGATTACACTTGACAATCAGAAAAGGTTATTAAAAGAACAATACGACAATGATATTATTTATTACCACAACGGCGGTCAATTTACATTAACTCGAGAATTAATTAGCTTTTGCACATTGTTGGTTAATACTACCGTCAATGAATCGGTATTAATAGATGATAATTCAACTCCTATTCATATTGACAATTTATCAAAATTTGTAAATGACATATTAGCCGAGTATACCAAGGCGGGTAACAAGTATTTGGCAGGATTTGCCAAATTAAAAAACAACCGCACAGTCGAAGGTATTATTAGTTAATGACAAAGGGTGCATTACTAATAGCACGTAATAACAGCGAAATTGACTATGTTAAACAAGCTGTCTTTTGTGCAAACAGAATTAAAGAATACCAAGGAATTCCTGTGAGTATTATCACAGACACTGCTGACTATCTTGAGAAAGCATATCCGGATCATCCGTTTGATAAAGTAATTTTGACAAATACATCCGGTAACGACACATACAAAAAATACCACGACGGTTCGTGGACTAGAAAAAGTTTACAGTTCAAGAACACTGATCGAAATACAGCATACAGTCTTACTCCGTATGATGAAACAATTTTGTTGGATACTGACTTCATTGTTGCAAACAACGTATTAAATCGATGCTTTGACCAGACTCACGATTTACTAATGTACAGTGACAATACATTTGAGTTTTCTGGATGGAGAGATTTGTCCGAGTTTAAATTTATAAGCGACAGCGGCCCAAAGTTTTACTGGGCAACGTGCGTGTTTTTTAGAAAGAATTTGTCAAACCGAATATTTTTTGATCTAGTTGATCACATTAACAAAAATTGGAATCATTATCGAAATGTTTATCAAATTGTTTCAAGCGTGTTTCGCAATGATTTTGCATTTAGCATTGCTGCACATATAATGAACGGCCACAGAACTGGAAATTTTGTTAACCCAATGCCGGGAACAAAATATTTTATCACTGACCGAGATCACCTTGAGAAAATTATAGATGATAAATTTGTATTTTTAATTGAAAAACAAGGAACAGCCGATTGCTTTGCAATACAAGCCACTGGCAGTAATGTTCATATTATGAATAAGTTTAGCCTTAATAGGATTATTGACAATGCCGATTAATTTTACATTACTAGCACAAAATAGTTCAGATGATTATATTAAACAGGCATACTTGTGTGCGCTGAGCATAAAGGCAACCAATCCTGATTCTAAAATAGCGTTAATAACAAACGACGATTGTAAATATGATATTTTTGACAATATAATTGAGATTCCGTGGGGAGATGACGCAAGCGAATCACAATGGAAAATTGAAAATCGTTGGAAAATATACCACATTACTCCTTATGATAACACAATTGTACTAGACACAGACATGTTGGTGCTGGATAACATCCAGCATTGGTGGGAAGCCCTGCAACACAAGAAAATATTCTATACAACCAATGTGCTAACATATAGAGGAAGCCCACTTGCAAGCACGTACTACCGAAAGTTGTTTGTGAAGAACAACCTTCCAAATTTATACAGCGGACTTCATTACTTTAAAAAGAGCACCGAAGCACATTTATTTTATCAGTGGCTTGAGATTGTTATGAAAAACTGGAAAGTATTTTATGAACAATACGCAACTGGAAAAGTTATTCAGGAGTTTCCAAGTGTGGATGTAAGTGCAGCCATTGTTGCTAAGATATTAGGCTGGGAAGATACTATTTCCAGTGCGTGTGCCTATCCAAATTTCGTTCATATGAAGGCGCATGCACAGGAATGGAAATCACCCAGCGACTCATGGCAGGATAGTGTTAGTGTATCGTTTAATAAATCTCTTAATCTAAAGATTGGAAATTATCACCAGCAAGGAATTTTTCATTACACTGAAAAGAGTTTTGCAACTGATAAAATAATAAAAATTTATGAAGAATACTTGGGAATTTAAATGGAAGATCTAATCTATATACCTACAAAAAGATTTGTATATTTTGACAACTTGGGAAATCTGTTAAGTATTAGTAATACTAAAAATGCAGATGGAAATTTTATCGAAGTGGACGACTTTGCAGTCAAAGATCTAGTTAGTGGAAAAGAACACTTACATCAATATTGTATAAATTTTGATACCGTTATTAAAACTTATGTACTAGAATACCGAAATACTGAAGTTATCAACGCCAATCATCAGTTGCATTATATTGACCGCAAAGACGTACTGTCTGCAGACTTAACAATAATTCAACACGTCTCTCGAAAAGAATGGGTAATAATGTTGAGCGACCCTGTTAGAAATAATTTTAGTGGAAAGAATATTTCTATCGATGCATCGTTGATGTTTAGTATTACAAGATACAACGATGTTCAGTCTTTGGAAAGAGTGATTAATATTGAATTGATTGAATTAATATCAAATGATTGTGTAAAAATTCCTTTTAATAGCCAGATTGAGTCAGACACTACTGCACTAAGTGTATATACTATTAAGAGACTTGATTCGTATCGTCATGAGGTAATTAATGAATAACAAATTTAAAATACTAGACCATGACATTATTTATTTGTCATATGACGAACCAAATGCAGAAAAAAATTATGCAGACTTGTGCAAAAAAATTCCGTGGGCAAAGAGAATACACGGTGTTGAGGGGTCTGACGCTGCACACAAGGCCTGTGCAGAATTAAGTGACACAGACCGATTTATCACAGTCGACGCCGACAACATAATCGATACTAAATTTCTGTCAAGGGAGTTTGATTTAGACGCTCACAAAGACTTGGATAAATGTGTTATCAGCTGGACTGCAAAAAATCATATCAACGGACTAATGTACGGCAACGGCGGCCTCAAATGCTGGCCCAAAGAATATGTGCTCAACATGCGCACACACGAAAATGCACCAGATGACAATCCACATGCACAAGTTGACTTTTGTTGGGATATTGAATATATCCAAATGAACGGCTGCTACAGCGAAATCTTTAACAACGCAAGTCCCCAACAAGCATGGCGCGCAGGATTTAGAGAAGGTGTTAAAATGGCACTTGACCAGGGTATTAAACCGACACCAGAAGCCTTCCAAAAGAATCATTGGAAGAATATGCACAGACTTTATATATGGTTAATGACTGGCACTGATGTAAAAAATGGATTATGGGCAATTTATGGCGCAAGAGAAGGATTGTATCATACCATGTGTACTGATTGGGATTACATACAAGTTCGCGACTTTAAATATTTAAATAATTATTGGGAACATTCAGGCAGTCAACTCAAAGAAGAAGATTTGATGTCTCAAACAAAAATGATGGGAGAAATGCTAATCAACAAACTTGACCTTCCGATTGCAGCCGACCCCCTTGCTCCTGACCAAAGCAAGTTTTTTAAAACCGTATATCAAAATCCTGCTCGTATAATCGGACAACAGTTTGTAGATAGAGAGACATAAAATATTTCAATGAAACTTGAATATACAATTTCTCCAATTAATCAGCCTTTCTCTGACTTAGAATTAGTAAGAGAAAACATTTCAAAATTTCTAGATAGTCACATGCAATCTGATGATAATATTTTCAACATATTGTTCACTGGACGAGAAGTTACAGAATGGAGTGATTTTTTGTCATTGTGTAAATATCTTAAAGACCACTATGCTTGTACGTTGGAAATCAACACAACTGCTGCACCGGGAGTAATTTGGTGGACTGCCGCAGCCAGAGTGCTGGACACAATTACCATCAGTGCATATCACGAAACTTTAAAAAAAGTAAAAACACGCAAGCTAGCTGATTATCTGTATGACCTTGGAGTTAATACAACCATTGACGTGTTTGTAGATCCACAAGAGTTTGAAAAATGCACCAATATTATAGACTACTTGAAAGAAGGGCAACGCAATTGGGCAATTGTAGCAAAGCCGATATTAACCAACGGAGTATTTTTATATGAAGAAAAGCAACGAGAATATTTTGTTAACCCGACCAAGCAATCGACTGAGGAATAATCATACATGTTTGACATAATTATTATACAACCAGTTGCACGTAACAACACAAGCCGGCATGATGATATCGTGCAGCGTTTTCCTTTTGTTAAACATGCAGCATCAGTTGTTGACGCACAACAGCAATCGTTAACAGAGTTTTTTTGGATAGTACCCGATGATATAATTGTTAGTAATACGTTTGATTTTGACTATGTGCCTGATGACTGGAGTCAGGATTATATACATGTATTTAAAAATGGCAAAGATCTTTATGACGGAATTTCACTTATTCCAAAAACTGCTATATTAACTACTGCCGACATACAAATAAGGTTTTGCCATAATACAAAGAAAGTTGCAGTTCTAGCATCTACACCAAAGCCCTATGACATATTTAATATTGATACTTTTGCGGAATACACACATGCAATGGAAACTAGTACAACTGAAATGTTTTGGATGAGTTCAGTAAACATCAACATTGACTACGATGTGGCAAACAATTTTTATATACCACACACCGATAAAGATTTGCGCAATAAATCTCATGCATTTTTGCATCATGTAAATGGTCAACAACACTACAATGGATTATTGTTGTGCAGCAAACACTCTCCGCTTTCAAAACGCGAAATAGAATATAGATTTCCCGTCAACCGAATTGAACATAAAATTGTAGCATCTACACCAAAGCCCTATGACATTGTGTTTATAAGTTACGAAGAACCCAATGCTGACGAAAACTATCAAGTCTTGTTAAAGATTGCGCCCCGCGCTGTTCGGGTGCACGGCGTAAAAGGAATTCATAATGCACATATTGCCGCCGCCAAACTTTGTAAATCTAAAATGTTTTGGGTAGTCGATGCCGATGCAACTATAGTTGATGATTTTACATTTAACTTACAAGTACATGACAGTAATTTAACTTGTGTGCATGTTTGGCGTAGTCAAAATCCAGTGAATGATCTTGTTTACGGCTATGGAGGCGTAAAATTACTACCTAGGGAGCTTACAGAAAACATGGATATTGGTAAGACGGATATGACTACTAGCATCAGTAATCAATTTAAGTTGATGCCTGTAATTAGCAACATTACTTTGTTTAACACAGATCCTTACAGCACATGGAAAAGCGCATTTAGAGAATGTGTTAAACTGTCATCAAGAATCATTGACAGACAGCAAGATACAGAAACTCAACAACGATTATATACATGGTGCACAGTTGGGATTAAAAAGCCATTTGGAAAATATGCAATATCTGGAGCAAAAGCTGGCGCAGCATATGGCACAAGAAATAAAGACAACATTGCTGCATTAAAAAAAATAAATGATTTTAACTGGCTAAAGGAGAAATTTAATGATGCACACTTATGAACTACTAGACAGATTTGAAATGTTGTATCCTACTAATTCAAAATTAGCAGACTTACGACGTGCATACATTGATCAGGATTTATCTAGTATCTTTAGGTTAACTAATACATCTGACGAGTTGCGTAAAGCAGTAATGGAACAAAATTTACATAGTGTATTTCGAATAATTGACAATCATGATACAGAAGAATTGCGTAAAGCAGTAATGGAAAAGAATTTACACAGTGTATTTAGACTAGTAACTGACGACGATTTACGAAAGTTAGTTCTTGAAGACAATACATGGAAATTATGGCCGGTGCTTGCACGATACTCAGATAGCCACCTTGTCGCGGCATTTAAAAGTTTCTTTGTCAATCCTGCCTTGGAAATAGACAACAATTGCTTTAGTAGAGGACAGCTACAAAGTAAACAATGGCTAATTAAGATACTTAAAGAATTAGATGTTGAATTAGGCACAGTATTTCTGTGTGCTGGATGGTATGCTATACTATCAACTCTGTTGTTCGAATCCGGATTGAATATAACCAAGATACGTAGTTTTGATGTCGACTCCAGTTGCGAGAAAATAGCTGAAATATTCAATAAGCCGTGGCTAGTCGATCAATGGAAATTTAAAGCAATTACACAGGATATAATGGACATTGATTATTCTAATCATTCTTCAAAATCGTGGAGTAATTCTAATAAAAAAATGTGTTACATTCTAGACTCTCCTGACACCGTTGTTAATACAAGTTGTGAGCATATCGGCAACTTTGAAGAATGGTATGCAAAAATTCCCAAAGGTAAATTGGTAATACTTCAGAGTAATAATTATTTTGAAATATCAGAACATATTAATTGCTCCGCTGATATGGATTCATTTGGTGAAACTGCGCCCATGCAAGAATGTTTGTTTCTTGGAGAATTACAATTACCAAAATATACAAGGTTTATGAAAATTGGATATAGATAAATTATCTCTGCGAGAATTGCAAACAGAAAGCGCAAGAGCACTAAGTACCATGCAAGCAACCAACGACAACATTTGGCAATTCAACCAACAGGCGCATCACAATAGTCAAAATTGGTACAGAGCTGTTATTAACTGGTATGTAGAACAGCATGGGGATTTACCTAGTAAAGTAGGACCAGGCATGGACATAAAATTAGTAATGGAAAATCAATGTACAAATACGAAGACATAAGAACAATACATTTAGAAAATACACAAAATTGCCAAGCAGCTTGCCCTATGTGCGATAGAAATCAAAACGGCGGAGATGTCAATCCGCATATTGATTTGAGCGAACTTACACTGACCGATATCAAAGTTATGTTTGAACCCGACTTTATCAAGCAACTTGACACGTTGTACATGTGCGGCAACTTGGGTGATCCAATTGTTGCTCGTGACACGTTGGCAATTTTTGAGTATTTTCGTAGTCACAATTCAACAATGTGGCTAAGCATGAATACAAATGCCGGAGCTAAAAGCGCACAATGGTGGACAAAGCTTGCTCAAGTATATGGAAGAATGGGCGCAGTTATTTTTAGTGTAGACGGACTAGAGGATACCAACCACAAGTATAGACAAAACGTTGTTTGGGCTAACGTGGAAAGATCCATGCGGGCTTTCATTGCTGCTGGCGGCAGAGCCAGATGGGATTTTTTAATATTTGAACATAATCAGCACCAAGTAGAAGAAGCCGAAGAGTTAAGCAAACAAATGGGGTTTGAACGGTTTGTAGCAAAGAAAACTGGGCGATTTGTAACATCTAAAACTGAGAAAAAAGATTCGCATCAAGCAGTTAATGGCAAAGGCAACAACACTACAGAACTTAAAAAACCAGATGCAAAGTACCAAAATTCAGCTCTTAAAAAGCAAGATGTTATCGTTGACAAATACGGTAGCATGGATTCATACTATGACGCCGCCCCTATTAAGTGCAAAGTAAAGGACGAAGGAAACTTGTTCATTACAGCCGAAGGACTAGCAATGCCTTGTTGCTGGACTGCTGGCAGAATGTACAAGTGGTGGCACAAAGATCCTAAAGTAGAACAAATATGGGACTTTATTGATGACGCAGGCGGGAAAGATGCAGTTAATGCTAAGATACACGGATTAAAAGCAGTGTTTGATACTGGTATATTTGAAAATATAGAAGCAAGCTGGAATAAACCTAGTGTTGGCGAAGGAAAACTAAAGGTGTGCGGTATGAAGTGCGGCGCCGAGTTTGATCCATTTGCAGCACAGTTTAGGTAAGTATTATTATGACACAGATTCCTTTATATTACAGAACTGATTTGCCCGAAGACAAACAAGAGTTTAAATATTGCTGCGGCCCCCCCCACCGATATTTAGATCATCGCTATTTTATCATAGGACACAACACACCTGATGCATACTTTGGTTTATTTGGCCCACCATTTGACGTTGTGTTTAGAGATAAAGTAGAAAGCGATAGTTTATACTATTTTCCGTTTTTGCCATCGCTTACTTCTATTGAAGAAGTAATAGACGAAGTAATTATTCCAGACTCTGTTGTTAGCGATATTAAAGCCAACCGCTGCAAAATCCTAGTCTACAATTCTTACGAAGGGTGGGACTGGAATTGGTGGAAATCGTTGGTTGCTCCTTTTATAAAACGGTATGATATTAGTTTAGATAACTTTGTATTTGTTTGTGCAAATCTAGCAGAAGCCCCTGGCATGAAAACAGCGTATCATAATTTTTGGGAGTACCAAACTAAATTTGAAAATACAAAGTGGTTAATACAGCATGGAAGTTTGGGAATTTCTCAAAAAAAGCATCGCGCAAAAAAGTTTATTTGTTTAAACCGTCGCCCCCATGCAGGCAGATTTGCAGGAGTAACATTGCTATACCCTCATATTGATAGAGGATATTTATCAATGGGGAAATGCGGTGATACAGCAGATGGTTATTTTGATATCCAAGAAGCTCTTTTCCAACAAGAATCTCCAGAAATTTATAAAAAGTACATACAGTCTAGTATAAAAGAAAACATACCTCTTAAAATTAATGATAATGTAAATCCTGAAATAGATAACCCAGTGTCGGATTGGGCCACAGATAAATTTTATGATTCTTTTCTCCACATATGTCCTGAAACTTATCAGTACAATACGCCAGGCAGAATGTTTTTTAGTGAAAAAATATTTAAGCCTATTATGTATATGCAGCCTTTTGTAATACTAGGTGAACCAAATTCGTTAGGCACATTACAAAGTATGGGATATAAAACATTTAATAGTGTACTAGATGAGAGTTACGACAGTAAAATAGATAACACAACGCGAGTTAACAGTGCAATAGATTCTGCAGTTAAATTTTTTGACAGGCCCGATGACGAATTATACAACGACATGATTAAGATCAAAAGTATACTTGTACACAATCTTGCAATAATGAGTTACCGATCACACATGATGGACTCTATACTGCAAGATACCCTATATAAATACTTGCATGAGTAGAATAATAACAGTTGGATGCTCTTATACATACGGCCACGGGTTGTCCGATTGTATAGATAGTAACAGTAATGCCCAAGGACCTTGTCCTAGTAAGTTAGGGTATGCTCAGATTGTAGCCGATCATTTAGAGAGATCTCTAATTAATTTAGCACAATGCGGCATAGGTGATAAACAAATTATGAATATAGTAGATAATACTTTATTTGATCCGGATGACATTTGCCTAATACAGTGGAGTCATAATGACCGTTACTGCATTCTAAACAAACAAGAAACTGTTGCGATTGGCCCGTGGATGGATAATAAAATAACTAAAACGTATTATAAAAGCATACACAACGAGAATGATGCAACTGTTATGCGTGATGTATACATTAATTATATTAACTTAAAGTTACAGTCTCTTGGAATTGTTACATATAACATATTGCCAATTGATGCATACCTGTGTGATTTGAATATTAATCAGTCAGTTAAAATGTCCGATAAAAACTTACAATATTTTAGAGTTGACTGTGCATTGGACAAGCAACATCCAGGAAAAAAAAGCAATAAACGCTTTGCAGAATACTTGATAAAGGAGTACTTTTAAATGAAAATAGGATTCATTGGCATTGGCAAATTGGGAATGCCGTGTGCTGAAGCTATAGCAGACGGTGGACACAATGTAGTAGGATATGACATTGCTGAATGCACTTCCGAAGTAGTAACAATAGCAAACTCGATTAAAGAATGTGTAAAAGACAAAGACATTGTGTTCATTGCAGTGCCAACACCACACGATCCAGAGTATGATGGCAGAGCACCAACAGCACACCTTGCACCTAAAGACTTCAACTATGACATTGTCAAATCGGTGATAGCAGAAGCCAACAAGCATATGACCGAGGACCAATTACTGGTATTGATCAGCACAGTGTTACCAGGCACAACGCGCAGAGAATTTATCCCTATTGTTACCAACACTAGGTTCATATACAATCCATACCTTATTGCAATGGGCAGTGTAGCATGGGACATGGTTAATCCAGAGATGGTAATGATCGGCACAGAAGATGGGTCACAAACTGGCGACGCTAAAATGTTAGTTGATTTTTATAAAACAATTATGCAAAATAATCCACGTTATGAAATTGGTACATGGGACGAGTGCGAGTGCATTAAGGTTTTCTATAATACTATGATTAGTGCAAAGATTGGCATTGTCAACATGATTCAAGACGTAGCAGAAGCACAAGGCAACATCAACGTAGATATTGTAACAGAAGCCTTGGCCAAGTCAACCATGCGCATTACAGGCCCGCAGTATATGACTGCTGGTATGGGCGACGGGGGCGGTTGCCATCCCCGTGATAACATTGCATTGCGCTACATGGCAGAAAAGTTAAATCTAGGGTATGATATGTTTGACGCTATCATGAACGCACGTGACATACAAGCTAAGAATATTGCCAAACAGTTAGTGTTCCAAAGTAAATTCCATAATATGGATATTGTAATACACGGCAAGTCATACAAACCCGGTGTGTCTTATATCGACGGCAGTTACAGTTTATTAGTGGGGCATTTTTGTGAACAGTTAGGAATCAAACCTATCTATATTGATCCGTTAACAGGCGACAAGTATACACCAATTACACCATGTGTATTTTTACTGGCGCACGATTCAAACACTACATACAAATATCTGGGCAGCGATAATCCACAAAAAATGTATTGTCATATCCCAGATGACAGCATTGTAGTTGATCCTTGGCGTACATATACCAATGATGATGTCACTGTGATTCATTATGGTAATACTAGGCAGTTTAAATAGCATTGGTATATATTGAGTATGAGTATTGACCTTGAACATCTAAATTTAAAACGCGCAGTAATTGAAGTCTTTGGAGGTTGTAATTATACTTGTCAAATGTGTCCTCAGGGATCCGCCGAAGGCAGAGAAAAAGAATTTTTAAAAAAAATGCCATTGCGGCAATTTGAAAGTATTCTTGATCAAATTACTCCTAAATACGGATATCCAGTGATTAATCTTGAGGGATCAGGCGAACCGACTATGGCAAAAGACCTCCATGAGTATATCGCAGCATGTACTAAACGTGGCTTAAAGTCTTACTTATATTGCAACGGTGCTAAATTTACAGGGCAGTACATGAAAGACTGTATTGATGCCGGATTGTCGCTTATTAGATTTTCTGTAATAGGGTACAATCGAGAATTGTACCAGAAATGGATGAGTAAAGATAACTGGGATTTAATAAAGTCAAATACCACTGAAGCAGCCGCATACGTGAAAGAAGTAAATTCTAAATGTTCTGTTCAGAGTTATCATCTAATCTTAGACCCTAAAAATGCAGAATGGGAAGCTGAACAATATAAAAATAATTTTATTATTCCCACAGGCGTAATTTCTTATATCTGGAAAATGCACAACTGGAGTGGAAATCATTCTCCGGAATACATTCGCTCTGGTAAAAAACGAAGTTGTGGCCGCCCGTCTGCTGAGGAACTAACAGTTCGTGCCGGAGGAGTTAACGGTATGACAGCAGCAGTAACTCCGTGTTGTCAGGTCCTAGGACCGCCGAGCGAAAGTAAAAGTGTTCTAGGACATCTTTCGAGTCAAACCTTTGAAGAAATTTGGACAGGCAATCTTTATACCGAACTAAGAGAAAAACACAATGCAGGTGACTTTGACAGTATTTCTTACTGCAAGGGCTGCGACTTCCTACAAGAAGATACTGATGTGTTGTGCTGGACCAATGATCCCAAAGTAGAACAAGTATGGGACTTTATTGATGAAGCCGGCGGCAAGGATGCAGTCAATGCCAAGATACACGGGTTAAAAGCTGTGTTTGATACTGGCATATTTGAAAACATAGAAGCAAGTTGGAACAAACCCAGCTGCGCCGACGGAAAATTAAAAGTATGCAGTATGAAGTGCGGCGCCGAGTTTGATCCATTTTCGGCGCAGTTTAAGTAATAATTCTTGGCATAAATACTTGTATGAATAAGTTAATAACAATTGGATGTTCATACACTTTTGGACACGGATTGGCCGATTGTATACACTCCGACGGTGTTCATCCGCTGGATGAACCTAGTAAGTTGGGCTTTGCTCAGATAGTTGCCACTCATTTAAGGCGCAAACTGGTAAACTTATCTGTTCCTGGCGCCGGCGATAAACACATTATGCACATCGCTGACAATACTAATTTCGATTTGTCTGATATTTGCGTAATACAGTGGAGTCATAATGACCGTCATTGCATTATAAAACAGCACACTAACGTTCAGATAGGAACGTGGAAGTATGACAAGCCATCAAAACCATATTACAAATTTTTACACAACGATTGGGATTCAACTATCATGCGTTGTGTGTACATCAATTACATCAACTTAAAATTACGATCACTCGGTATTAAAACATACAATATATTACCGGTAGACGCACATCCAAAAACTTTAAACATTGACCGGTCAATTACTATGTCAGATAAAAACCTGCAATCTTTTAAAGTAGACAGAGCGCTAGACAACTCTCACCCTGGGCCCAAAAGTCAAAAACTTTTTGCAGAATATTTAATAAACAAATACTTTGCCTAAATACTAGACAATTGAAATAATGTGTGCTACAATAGACTAATATAAGTATTGAGAGAAATAATACCAATGATAGACAGATACTCGAAGATCGAGTTTAAAGATGATATTGTCTTTAAAACAGTACGCAACACCAACTTCCAGCCAATTAATCAACAATGGTTAAAACATTACTCTAACTTGTCAAAATCTAATCCTGCATTGGTAAAGGTACTTGGGTTGGTTGACCATGAAACATATACCATGGAATTTTTAGATATTGTTGATACTATTGAAAGTGTTTTGAAAAGAGAAGAATACTATCACTTGATTACCAAAGACTTAATTTGTGATATAATTATCACTATAAATAATACTTGGAGTCAATCAATGCAGGAATCTAAAAAGTTAAAAAACAACACATTTTTTGTAAACTGTGATTTAAGTCTAAGCAATATTGTGCTAACAACTTCGAACGAAGTTAAGATAATAGATCCTGAATCGTTTACATTTGTACAAAATTTAGAATATACTGAAAAGTATTATATGACTCAGATAAATTTAATGTCCAATCTACAAACATATTATGCAAGGACTTCAGTTAAGTAACCAAATATGAACTTATTAAACATCAAAAAAGTCGAATTAGAAATTACAAGTGATTGTAATGCAGCTTGCCCTGGTTGTGCAAGAACGCAGAATTTTGGTAAATTTTTAGTCACTGGGTTTGGACTTGCTGATATAAAGCGATTGTTTCCTTCGCGAGAATATATTGCAGGCAAGCAATTTAAATTCTGCGGAGTGCTTGGCGACCCGGCACTCAACATAGAATGTGTCGATATGGTAGAATATCTGTCCACCAACGGCGGATTTTGTCAATTGAGCACCAATGGCGGTTATCAAACAGCAACGTGGTGGCACCGACTTGGCGAGTTGAGCAAAGAAACAAAGAATGTCGAGATCAACTTTTGCATCGACGGCCACAGAGAAACCAATCACGTCTATAGGGTAAACACCAACTTTAAAGTAATCGACCGTAATATGCAAGCATACCGAGCCGGCGGCGCTGGCCACTCTGCTGCAACTTGGATATTTATTGTATTTGATCACAATGAGTATGAGTTGCCTGCTGCTGAGGCGCATGCTAAGTCGCTGGGGTTCAAGTTTGCAACTAGAACTGGAATGAGAAACAGTTACCACGACTGGGTTTCTATTATAAAGAAACGAGATGCTAATACAAAAAAACTAGTTACTGAACAAAGTGTAATTACAACCTCTGGCAAAAAAGAACATACTAAAAAACAACAGGTTTATGAACTTGCTGAATTTATTGAAAACTATAAAAATAACGATAGCTACCAAACACAACGAGTGGTTTCGTCGATCACTTGCAAATATGTACACGAAGCCGAAATATTTATTAGTGCCCAGCTTGAAGTTTGGCCATGTTGCTTTCTTTGGGACAGCACGTTTAAAAATAGAGATCAAATTACAGACAAGTTATCAAAATACACAAACGGATGGAACAGTGTCAAGGATCAGGATATAGACGCCGTATTATCTCATGATTGGTTTTCTGAAGTGTTAGAACAAAGTTGGAATCCGGCCCACGCACAGCATTTGTCACGGTGTATACTAACTTGCGCTCATAACAAAGCATATCATAATGAAATAACCATAAAACAATAATTTTGTGTTGTAGTTCAGATTACCAGCAGCAGAAATATACGTATATAAATATATACTAATATAGTAGGAAAATAACAACATGAATCAATCATTATACAATTCAGCTGAGTACAACAGTTCGTATGCATGGGCAAATGCCGCTACTGGTGCAACCCCTGATACACTTAACAAAATTGGATTAAAGGCCCACAACTTTGATAATGTTGTAATTCCGATGAATCCAGAATGGACAAAGGTGGGAATCAATCTCAGCGGCGGCGCCGATAGTGCCATAATGGCATTTTTGATGGCCACAACCATTAAAGATAATAATTACAACTGCAAAATTGAGATAATTACATTTGTACGCAATTGGTTTACCCGACCGTGGCAATCTACTGTATCGACTAACGTTTATAAGTGGCTCAAAAATAGATTTCCTGACATAATTACACATCAAGTAGTGACTTATTTGCCTCCTGAGCTCGAACACGGCGCAATTGGCAATATTCATAATGGCCGATCAATGGATCAGATTATGGTTGGATCGTTTAATAAGTATCTAGCAGTGACACATCAGTATAATGCATGTTACAATGCTACTACTAAAAATCCAACGGTAGGGTATGAAATTTTCGATAGGATGATGAATCGAGACAACATCGAACAATCTCTAAACTCTCTTGCATATATAGCAGACGATACTACATCATGGAGTCTTACACCTCTTCGATTAACAGAAAAAGATTGGGTAATTCGGCAATACGTGAATCACGATATACTCGAATTATTGTATATCACTAGAAGTTGCGAAGGCGATAGCAATACTTACCTGTCATCAGGAATGAACTTTACATGGTACACTCAAAATCCTGACGCACACATACCAGAATGTGGTAAGTGTTTTTGGTGTGTCGAGCGCAACTGGGCAATAGAAAAAGTAGGGTTACATGACAGATAAAATTACTCCTCCGTCAGAAACATTTTGTATCTTACCTTGGATGCATTTATCTACCCGCCCTGACGGAAGTCTCAGAGTTTGTTGCACTGCCAACGCTAGTAGTGTTGGCCCAACAAACGACACAGAACACGGTGGGCAAGTGGGAATTCTTAAAACAGACGACGGTAAGCCAAACAACTTAAATGTAAGTGATTTTAAGACTGCTTGGAACAGCAACTATATGAAAAACGTCCGCAAGCAAATGCTCAACGGAGAAAAGCCTCCTAGTTGTTTAAAATGCTTCAAAGAAGAAGCAGCTGGACATCGTAGTAAACGGCAGTGGGAAACCAATTACTGGAGCAAACGAGTCGACCTTGAGAAGATACTAGCAGACACTACAGAGGACGGCGAAGTTCCGCCAAATCTAGCATATATAGACTTACGATTTGGCACTAAATGCCAGTTGGCATGTGTTATGTGTAGTCCCCATGACAGTAGCGGATGGATAAAAGATTATAAGTCCATATTCCCAGCCGTTAAAAATGAAAGTCTCAAAGAGATTATGCAGTGGCAAGATAAAGGAAGCACAAACGGATCGAGCTACAACTGGCACAAACAAAATCCAACGTTTTGGACACAGTTTTACGAGCAAATGGCAACCATGCAACAAATTTATTTCGCAGGTGGCGAAAGCTTGATTATTGAGGAACATTATGAAATACTCGAGCACGCTATCAAAATGGGCTATGCTAAGAATCTCGAGTTACGTTATAACTCAAATGGAGTTGAGTGGAGACCTGATTTATTTGAGCTATGGAAGGAATTCAAAATTGTACGCTTTCATTACTCGATAGATAGTATAAAAGAAATGAACGACTACATTCGATATCCTAGCAAATGGACACGACAAGAAGAAGTATTTCACATTCTTGATACACAGACCAGCGACAATGTCGAAGTTACTATTGCATGTGCAGTGCAGGCGTTGAACATATACTATATTCCAGATTTCATACAATGGAAATTAGAACAAGGGTTTAAGAAAATTAATATGTGGCCGTTCGGTGCAGGCGGAATTAGTCAGCATTTTGTATATTGGCCTGCACACTTGAATGTTAAATCATTGCCCGCATGGTTCAAACAAGAATGCAGAGAAAAATACGAAGCTTGGTATCCGTGGTGGGAAGCCAATTGGGAGTTAGGTATTCCTGAGTGGCATAAAGGTAAAGTTGATTACGAACAATGGCGCAGTGCAGAGTACGGTATACAGCGCCTCAACGGTATGTTGCAGTTTATGGAAAGTGAAGACTGGAGTCGTCGCCTTCCAGAGATGCAAGAATTCTTAAAACTCTGTGACACCCAACGCGGCAATAAATTTGCAGAAACATTTCCAGAAATGAAGGATATATTTAAATGAGTTTTGATACAGTAGACTTGCTAACTGGAAATGCTTTTCAGGTTACATGGGATTTAGGGCGACGCTGTAATTATGATTGTAGTTATTGCCCCGTTTATCGACATGACAACTTTAGTGCCCATGCTACATTAGATGAATTAAAAAATAACGCCAACTTTGTGTTTGAATATATTGATACATACATGGAACACAGAGATCACAAATCATCCACTATTAGTTTTACAGGCGGAGAACCCACAGTAAACCCTAACTTTATAACATTTATTCAATACTTAAAAGAAGAGCATGCTAATAAGTATAAAGATAAATGGCGAGCTAGATTTTCATTAACCAGTAATGGTGCAATGGGCGCAAAAATGGCTACAAGAATAATGGAAAATTTGCAGCACATCACTGTGAGTTATCATGCAGAAAGCGACCTAAAGCTCAAAAAGCAAGTACGAGATCGAATTATGCAATTTCACAAATCTGGCCCACAGCATAACTTTACAATGAATGTAAACGTAATGTTTCACGCACAACATTTTGACGAATGCAAGGATCTTTGTAATTTTCTAGAAGACGCTGGTGTAAAATATGTACCTAGAATCATCGGCGAAGAAGCCGGCAGTCGAGACAACTTTGCACACCAGTACACTGACGAACAACTAGACTTTATGAAAAATTACTGGAAGTATCGTAATGCAGAACTAAACAAAGAGCACAAATCAACTGATAAGCTGCCTAAGTTAATGGAAGAAGTAGAAATAGAAGGTGTGGAAGAGGAATTAGAAGAAGTCCAAGTCAAAAAGCCTGCATCTAAAAAAGACGGATGGGCAATCGGCCGCCCGTGTTGTGGTAGTAGAGAAATGTGCTTGAGCAGCAAAACAGAATCTAAGAAAAGTACCTTTGTAGACTTTAGAAACTTCAAGGGGTGGCATTGCAGCGTCAATTGGTTCTTTCTTCATCTTGAGCAGCAAACCGATCAAGTCTTTCATCACCAAACATGTCAAGCAAAATTTGACCAAACACGCGGCCCTATTGGCAAAATAAGCGAAGGCGCAGCTATTCTTGCACAACTAAGACATCAACTAGAAACCAAAACCATGCCCACAATTGTTTGTCCTAAACACACTTGTGGTTGCGGGTTATGCGCTCCAAAGAGTGCATATCCTGAGAATTATAAAACTGTGTTATCTGGTCATGTAAATATGGACGTTTTTAAAAATAGCGAAGCACCTGTACCAAAATCCGCACCAATAATCCCTACGGAGTATAACTAATGTGGTCAACTGATACATTAGAGTGGATAGACATCGAACTTACAAGTTATTGTAACATACAATGCAAAGGATGCTTTCGTGTATTGTCCGATCATGCAGACAAAATATTAAACAAAACATACTTAGACTTGGACACCATAAGAACTAGATTTCAAAAATCAATGTTTCCAAACATGCAGATTATTAATTTCTGCGGCAGTGTAGACGAACCTACTACACATCCTGATTTCTTTGAAATTATAAAACATTTTGCAGACTGGAACGTACACATTAATATTGCTACCAATGGTAGTTTACGAACTGCTGGTTGGTGGGCGAAGCTAGCAGGCATATTACCTGCTAGTCACAGAGTTACTTGGGGGATCGACGGAGCTGACGAAACAAGTGAGATCTACCGAGAAGGCAGTAGTTTTAAAAAGGTACAAACCAATTATAGATCGTTTATTGCAGCAGGCGGCCAATCAGTTTGGCAATATATTGAATTTGAACACAATCAGCACCAAACTCATATAGCAAAACAACTGGCCAAGGACGAAGGGTTTAAAGATTTTAAAACCATTATTAGTCATCGACCTGATACTAGTGGTATAACGCACAAAAAAATAGAGGCTGATGAGTCACCATGTATATCTTGCAAATACAGTGGCCAAAAGCGTATATTTGTTAATCACATGGGTAATGTCATTCCGTGCTGTCATCTCAACAGTAAGATGATGGAGTTTTCAGTAACAGAAAAATCAAAGGATAGATTTGAAGAAATACTAGTTGACAACGATTACAAAAATGATATTAACTTGGCAAATGTGTCTGTTAAGCAGGCACTACACGGAAAGGTATTTACTGATATTATGAATTCGTGGGATAGTGATAACAAGATACCCAAATGTATACAGGCGTGCAAGCAAAATAATCGTGACCATTTTACCAAACAGCAGCTATAAAGTAAATAGTTGACATAATATTACAATGGTGTTATACTAAACGTATGACAGAAGATTTATTACAGCAAACCAAATCATGCAAAGGATGGCAAATATATGAACAATAATTTAAAATGGAGTGAATATGACTTCACAAAAATACCATTTGATGATATAGTAAGTGTTGGGCAACGAACAATGCTATACAGAGATCTATTTACAGTGAGCTGGATCTTGGGCCGCTTCTGTAACTACCGCTGTTCGTAAACATCAATGCGACTTCCATTGGTAACAATGGTCGAAAACTCCTTTAATTGCTGGAAACCCCATGCTTTTGGGCAATCAGCAGCCAAGCTTTGTTACACAAAGAAGGTTCAACGACTAGTCGAAAGACGTAGGCTCATGTGAGTCGAAACGGGGAGCATCCCACAACTGGGATGATGATATAGTCTGATCTGCATGGTAACATGCAGCTGGATACGTTCCGGGACAGTATTAACGACACTGTTTGAACAATATGATTGCTGGCCTTACGCTCGATCTGATAAAAAAGATCACAGGCCAACCGAGCTTTGTTTAAAAACAATTGACGAGATCAAACGACAAGCTAGAGAAAATGGCTTTAACAGCTTTCACTTTTCGTTGAGCGGTGGCGAACCCACGTTCCACCCAGGGTACCTTGACATGCTCAAACACCTTGCTGCTGACGTCGGGTCTACAAATTACACATCAACACACATGACCAGCAATTGCTCGCGCCCTATGAGCTGGTTTGAGGAGTATGTAGAAATTACAAAGTCATTCCATCGCGCAAGTATTACTGCAAGTTTGCACACAGAGCACTTGGACACGACTGCAAAAATGCAAGACTTTGCAGACAAGTTGATATATTGCCAAGAACACGATGTACAAGTTACCATTAATATGGTTATGGTTCCTGAATGGTTCGACAAAGATTGGAATAACGCATTATTCTTTCATGAGCAAGGAATTAATGTTACGCTCAAGCCGATGAGTGACCCAACTGCTTCTCGAATTGTAGACGGTTATTCCGAAGAAATACTCAAGGCATTGCACAACGGCATGCCGCAGCGCGCCTATACAGAATCTAAACGCACATGGGCTAATCGTCCCAAAGCAACTTTTGAAATACCAAAAGAAGTAGTAGGCAACAACGACGCAAGTGTTCCGTGGCATATGCAGATAGAACTCAAAGACAAGGACGGTACAAAATGGTACATGGATCAAGCTGAACGATTCAATGCTTTTAACTTCAATAAATTCAAAGGATGGAGTTGCAACGCTGGGTATCAAGGAATTATAATACGTGAACCCGACGGATCGGTTAAACGAAGCTACTCATGTCATGATGTGCCGCTCGGTAATGTCGAAACTGGGTTTAAATTATTTAACAAAGCAATGCCGTGCATAACAGACAGTTGTGTAAGCAGTGCCGATTCTAAAATTCCAAAACGTAAACTGCCTTAACATAAATACTAATATGAAACATTTCACTGAACTTGCTGACTTACCGGTCTTTGACTTACATACCGACCTAACGAAATTAGTAGATGACAACATTATTAAGTATAATAATGGTTCACAAATTTGTTTAAATACTCTTCCAGGAAAAAATACCGACTACTTATTAGGAACCGGTAGCTTGTATTACGACTGGGATAACTCAACGGTTGACAAAGATGGAAATATTGACGTTCCTGTAAATAAAGTTATACTTAACGAATCCGACTTTACAATATTATGTGACCAATTTATAAATACAAGTTTTGAAAAAGTATACAATGCGCTTAGTGATAAGTATATCCTAGGTAGAGTGCGCATAATGAATCTACATCCCAAGACATGTTTGTCTTGGCATGTTGACTACCATCCAAGAGTGCATTTCCCAATAGACACACACACTGGGTGTTTTATGGTAATTGATGATCAAGTGAAGCATTTAGAAAAAAATAAATGGTATTTTACCGATACTACTATTTTGCATTCGGTCTTCAACGGTAGTAAAAGTGTTCGATCGCATTTAGTAGCAACAATAATAGGAAATCGATAATGCCAATATTAACAGATCCAGTACTTGCAAAAGATTTTGTACATGAATTAGAGTGGACGCCCGGCTTAGAATTTATATATGAGCAAATACAGCAAATATTTGCACACCTTCCTAACATATATACACAACATCCAGAAACCAACTACTTTATCAATAACTATAAAGACCATTATAACTTGTATGATCCGGACAAGCCGGTTATGCAAGTTATTAATACCTCTGACTTAATTGAGCATAAAGAACTTTCACAAGCCCTGCACAAACACGGTTTTACACAAAGCCTAAAGTTCTTCCAAGCAGATCCGACTCAGCCTGAATTCAAAGCAGTTGAGCACTTATTTTTTGGACACAGGCACCATACAAAAACAAGTGTAGCAAGTTTAATATTTCCAGTTGCAGGCTGCGACGAAAATACACTAACAAGTTGGCCTATGTATGAAGACGTAGACGGCTATATTCCAGAAGATCCAAATGTCGGAGTATACTGGAGCGAATATTACTGGAAAAAATATAACAAAGGATCTGACAAGTACTTGTTTACAAATGACGATGTTGCTTGTAGATATGCGCTAGTTGATAAACCGGTATTGTGGAATGTCAAGCAGTGGCATGAAGCAATTAATACTGGAACAAAACATCGGGTGATTTGTAATATTAATTTTGAAAGTAATACAAAGACGTGGCAAGATAGTATTGACATTGTGAGAAACATATAATGGATTGGATTTATGTTATACTCCTTGGTCTATTATGGGGAACTATTATATCTCACTGGGCAGCAAGTATTCTGCTACATCGATATTATTGTCACAGACAATTTGCAGTACCAAAATGGTTTGAAGCAATTGGACTGGCAATGTTAATGGTTGTTGTTATAAAATCGCCAATTGGATGGATAGCTAGTCATCGATTACACCATGCGCATGCTGACACCGAACACGACCCGCACTCTCCTAAGCATATTGGATTCTGGAAAGTGTTAAGTACTACGTGGAACATTCCTCGTATTCCAATTAAGTATGCAAAGGACTTGTATCAGAACTCTATGTTAGTATTCTGCCACAAGCATTGGTTTAAGATTATTATAGTTGTTTGGATTGTGTCTTTGTTAATTGGGATTAAGTTTTTTGTTGCATTTGCACTAATGCCCTTTGTTCATGCTAAACTAGGATTTGGCTTACTTAACACACTAGGACACAAAGATGGCCCAACAAATAATGCTTGGCTGAATTTGTTAATAGCAGGCGAAGGATATCATTTAGAGCACCATAATAATTTTAGAAAAATACGGTTACACAAATACGACACCGGGGGCTGGGTAGCACAGCAATTAATAGCACAGAGAATATTCAAAGTAATATGAATGACAGAATCGCACAGCTTATGCAGCAAAGTATGGCAATACGTAGTTTTCCTATTAAAGAAATAGTTAATGTTGTTGATGACTTTTCATTAACAAAACATGACGAGGTTAGTGTCTTTTCTAGTAACATATCTGAATATTTAAAACCGTACTGTGATTTAAGTGGATTTGAATATTTATATCCGTTAAACGGCATCACAGAAGGATTAAACTACTGGATGACAGACGAAAAACGTGCAATACAGATTCGTAAAGGTGACTACGTATGGGTAAGTGGCCAGGAGACTGGCGACGTACATTATTGGACAAATCCGGCTAGCTTTAATGGAAATTATTGTAGCATTCCAACTGATAAACCTGTTGTACTTGATCTTGCATACTTGTTAAGCACAAGGGTAACCAACTTTAAAATACCTGACAACGTCGAGAAGGTATTCTTTAGTTTTAGTAAATGTTTTGGCTTGCGTAACTACCGAATTGGCTATTACTGGAGTAGAACTCCAGATCGATGTTTAGAACCATTAAATGTAAATGCAAAATATTATAATTACTACAGCATGGGCCTAGGCGAAAGATTAATTGAAACTATACCGATTGACTTGGTTTATAACACTCTTAAGCCCTATCAAGATACAGTATGTACTGAATTAGATTTAATATCAAGTGATGTAATATGGTTAGCATCATCAGATAACCCAATATACAACAAATTTAAAAGAAATCAAACCAACCGGTTATGCATAGCCGACTTAATAAAGGAACAATACCTTGATAGCACCATATAAAACTAGCGAGGACGTAACAACGTTATGCCCTAGTAAACTAGCACACACTATTCAAACAACTGGATTTGCATTATTTTATGACCAGAAACTGACCGAGCAGACATATGTTGACATAATGAAACAGTTTGGAGAGTGCGAAACTCCTAACTTGTTTATGAATTCAAAGAACCATCCTGAAATATTTCTAGTAACTGGAAAAAAAGACACCGATGGTAATAAGGTCGGTATGTTTGGTGACACCGAGCTAGGATGGCACAGTAACGGTAACAGCAGACATCAAATTGACAAGATATTAATTTCGTTATATTGTATAGAAGAAGATGTTAATACCACATTGAGTGTCTGCAATACGAGCGACCCGTTCTACGATATGAGCAAAGACGAACAGGAGTATTGGAAAAGTATTAAGATTCGAATAAAATTTCAAAATAACACCATGTATAATTTAGATGAAGGCGATCCTGAACTAGAATTCATGGAAAAGAATAAAGGTAGCATACGTGATTTAGTGGGTATACATCCTCATACTGGCAAATATTATTTTTACTTTCCGTATCACTTTATTGTAGGTGCATGGGAAGGAAAAACAAAAATCGATCATCGACAAATGATTGATAAGTTACAACCAAACATATTTAAGTCTAGGCACATGTATCACCATATATTTAAAAAAGGTGATCTGCTTATGATGGATCAGTTTACTACATTGCATCGAAGAACTCCTGTTCTAGACAGAAACCGCTTACTCTGGAGGGTTGCTTGTGACTATCAGCACTGCTAATCTTCATGAGCAATACCGTATTGCCGATATGTCATATTTGGACGGCCCTGATGCTAGTCCAATTTACAAGACGATGGCAGATATTATTAAATGCAACAAATTAACAAGTATAGTAGATGTTGGTTGCCGTGTTGGCACATTAAACAAGTTTTTAACAAATTACGAGTATAATTACTACGGATTTGATACCAGCAGAGAACCTATCGAAAAGGCAATGACAGTGTATCCAGAGCACCAATTTTGTGTTAGGTCGTGGAAATACTTAATTCGTCCTATGTTTGATGTTGATGTAGTTGTTTTTAGCAGTGTACTGATATACGATAATAAGCCACACGAGATGTTTAACCGTATATGTGACTTTTATAAACCCAAGCATGCAATAGTACACGAAGTAACCAACAGTAACACAGAAGATTTGCAGTATACAGACCTGGATTACTTTTCTAAAAATTATAAATGCAATATAATAAACTTAGATTTGAATATACAAGTAGGAAAAAGGACAATAATAGATGTTGAATACTAATAACTTTAGAAAAACATACCATAAGTTAGAATATGACGAACATAACATTCCTAATAGGCAATATTTAAACAATGATCCAGGAAATCCTGGGCCAGACAGGCCGAATTGGGAAGATCTCAGCTTACACAACGATTACGTTGGATATAGAGATATGGTTTGGACACCAATAGACTTACCGTATTTAGACATCAACCTTGCACGTATTGCACAGATCTACAACGATCAACAAAAACAGAAAGATTTTTACAAAACTGAAAACGTAGGAACCTTGATGTTTTTAAAATCTAATAATTGTGGTACACCAGGAAGTAATCCCGAATGGTTTAACTGGGCTAGAGATGAATTTCCAGATCTTATTGAGTACGTAGAAGCATTGCCTTTTAAGAGTATTCATCAAATCTTTTTTGTACAAACACCTACTCCAATTCCTCCGCACTACGACGAAGAAAAACTCTTAGAAGGATTATTGCAAGCACAAGCCCCTAGTCATTTGCATTTTAGATGGAGTAATGTAACTGATTGGAAGAAAGAACATTTTTACATGAGTAAAGACAGCGGTGCTACTAGAATATTTCCAATGTTGCCGCCAGAAACAAATGCATTTGCGTACGACGGCGCAACATTTGAGCACGGTGTCGACAAAGGATTTAGTTTCACTGATCGTGCGCAGCTTGTAATTCATGGCGTATATGATTTACCACTATGGCATGAACTACTAGAAAAGAGTTATCAAAGGTATAAAGAATATGCAATTACAACATCCCATTTTAATTAAGACTTACAGTGAGGATGTCGACAAACACAGGGATTTAATCTATCCTTTTATACGACAATCTCGGCTCGAAGGGAACAACAGTATTACCACCTCAAACTATAATCCTGACGACCCTGCCACGGAAACATGGATGTGCTTTGTTAATGACAAGTTAATCAGTATTAGTGTAGTAGAACACAGTCATTATACCAATGACCCAAAAATATCTGCACGAGTGTGTCGATATCATATTTTAAAAGATTACAGGTTTACACATTGTGGATTGCGTATGGCCGATTATCAAATTGCGTGGGCAAGAAAAAAACAGTTTGAGATATTATATATTACACACGATGTTACCAAACGTGCTATAAATGCATTATACCAGCGTAAAAGAAGAATGACAGTTAACACATTTACCGAGTATACTAAAACCGAGTGGTATCAAACATTACAATTAGAAAGAGACTTTTTGTTTAAAACGGGTAATATATTGCAGTATGTTTATAGTATACGACTGAATAATCCGTCTTACGTTTGGCAACCCAGCAGTGATTTTATAACAAGAGATTTTGATGCAAGTATTATTGAGCGCACCTAGAGCCGGATCGTCATATGCTTACGAATCAATTCACACATATAATTTAACATTACCAACCGTTAAATACATCGGTATTGAAGAATTCTTAGATCCAACAAAGACTTTGATGACGTTAGAACAAAAGATAAAATTTCTCGAAGATAAAAAGTTAGACGGAGTTGATTATACATTCAAACATCATATAAACTATCTTGGTGACTATTACAACACGTGGTTTAAGAACTTCTACAAAGACGACAAGATCGTTATTTTAAAAAGAAGAGATACGTGGAAATGGTTTTTAAGTTTTTTATTTCAAGATAGTACAAACTGGACAACAGCAGCCGTTATGAAAGCCGATGGCATGCCCAATCAACTAAATATCATTACACGCACAAATCATGATTATAATAAGAGCTTAGAACAATTTTTTACAATCAAAGAACAACTAGATAGCGCTGTTGGTAGTGTACATTATTATGAAGATTTAGATACTGTAAGTAAAAAATACTACAAACTATCCGATTTTATAGATTACGAAAAATACTTTGACGATATAGAAGATATCAAGATTGTCTTTAACAAATGGAAACAAAATTATGAATAAACATCAATTACCCAGTTTAGCAAACCTTGGTTTAAATATTGACCTAACTGAATTAAGAAAAGAATGTGATTTCCTGGCTGACAAGTTTGTAGACGTGCGAACAGCCAACCCTGGACTGTGCATGAATCACGAAGACTTGGTTAAGGATGTTTATGACAACTTTGAACAAATTAACCTTACTATGCCAAGTGAGGTTTTGCCACATGCTTCAAGCATCAAAGAGCGACTAAGACGCAGAGAAGAGCATCTTTACAACATCCCAACTGCCGAGTATACTAACAGCTATATACAGAGCGTTATACAGCAGTGTAAGGCGCCTGCTAGTCGTGTACGTATCACCAAACTTGCTCCAGGCAAAACTATACCATTTCACGTCGACTACGATGTAAGTTATGCTGTGAGATGTATAGTACCTATCTATGGTGATAAACAAGCAGTAAATCTCTTTCGTCGTGACGACAAGCTTGAAGCATATAATCTTGAAAACGGCAATGCATACTTCTTAAACATTGGATATCCACATGCTGTGATCAACATGAGTAGTAGTCCTCGTATTGCACTAATGTTTAGCTTAGACGGCACCTGCGATTTAGAGAACCTATGATTGAATTAGATATACCACTTGAAACTGTTGATGTCTTATACGCCCATGTTATAAATAATTTGGGCAATAGAACATTAGGAGAGTTTCCATTTTACACAAAAGTAAATTCAGATCTTCTAGAAACCGCATTTAAAAAACTATTAAATCTAAACACTGTTAGCACCGCCTACATCTATGCACATGATGAAACGATTCCTCTACACGTAGACAGATATAATTCAGAAGCTATATATAATCTAAATGTTCCTATATACGTATTAGACACCCAACAGAAATTTATTGTGTTTGATCAAGAGTTTGACCAATCAGGATGTGAGTGGCAAGTTAACGGTGTCGAACAAAAACGTCACACTTCTCTTCTTGAAAGTGATTTAGTTAGCAGTAAAAAAGATAACGATCATATCAAAAGTATTTGTTATACTGACCGTCGACCATGTGATACTGTTGGAGTTAATTATCTAACTGACCAGCCTGTCAACGAAAGTATAAAGGACGATTTGCCGTTTGTACATAATTTTTATCACGGACTAACTGGAAGTTCATGGGTGCAAACTCCCGGGAAGGGATTGATCTTCAAAAGCAGTCAATTACACGGAACTGGAATTCAAACAAAATTCAAGATAGGGTGCGTGTTGATGCTGAAATCAAAAGATTGTCTACTGAATCAGTAAACTGAATAGTACATCCTATTTTACTAGAAGACATTCTTCCGGTGGCATGTATTCTATTTGCAGGAAATAACAATGCTTTTCCTGGTGTGTAATTCCATGCAATTCCTGTAAGTCCGTGATACAACTCTTTGGTATACGGTAAGAACTTATATAGGCCATTTGATACAGGGTTTCTAGTACATCCCTTAACTGAATTAGTATCGCACGGTCTGCTTTTAATTGAAGAATCGTAATACATTTCTTTTAGTTCTTCGTTGGATTTATCGTCAAAAATATTATATATCCACGATATCTCAGAGTCTGACTCTACAGTTTGATCGAAAACAATAAACTTCTGTTCTACACTAGCATAGATAGGAATTAATAATATTGATTCTTTTTTAATACTAACATCGCTGTGTATTGCAAACGGCTGTGTATGATTAAATAAATTTCCATAATGGAAGCACGACGTGTCTATAAACTTGTCTGCAATACTTTTAATAGTTTCTTGCTCTTCGATTATAGACAAGTCTTTCATTACCGTCTTAACACCATTAGCGGATAAGTTAGTAAACGCTTCTAAAACACCATATGGTAAATCAATTTCAATCACGAATTATGCAGCAGTTCCGTCGTCGAGATTAATCCATGCACCTGCCTGATATCCCTGAAATCTGTCATCAGTTGTATTGTACACAACCATGCCGTTGACTGCTGTTAATGCATTGCGAGCTGTGGTTGTAATACTTCCAAACTGGACATAAGACGAACTCGTAATTGAATCAGCAGCGACGCCTTCGCTAAACGCGCCTGCACCGTTGACATCTAATTTTGTAGTTGGACTTTTCCCAACACCAAGACTTCCGCCCATATCGAAGTGAAGTTGTTTTGTAGTATCAAACACACCACCAGTTAAGTTAAATATCTTGTAGCCGTCGCTGCCGCCCTGCATGTAAACGGTGGTCCCTAGACCACCTTGATCATTTCTTTCCCAACGCACTACTCCGTAAGCAGTTGGTACATTTGGATCAGCAATATCATCATCTAACTGATTTCTTATAAACCGTAATGCTGAGAAATCGTCAGTGTCTACTATTGTAACTCCGATTCCGTTACTGCATGTGAGTGCAGCATCGCCAAATATTTGATTTGTTGTAATAGAGCCGTTGTTTCCGTTAACAATGATCGTTGAATCATCAGAAAAAACTGATCCTACTACGTCGCCTATCAGTGAAGCAGTAACAACACCAGTTTGACCGTTAACGATGATCGTTGAATCATCAGAAAAAACTGATCCTACTACGTCGCCTACTAATGCTCCAATAAACTGATCTGCTTGAACAATACCACTTATAATAATATTGCCTGTTCCGGCAATATTATTACTATTAAGATTTAAATTTTGGATTAACTTATCTGGAATTTGCGCACTGGAAACAAGTATGCCGCCGGGTGTGCTACCATCGCCTGCCCACAGCTCCTTGAAGTCTGTTGTGTAGACAAGTTCGCCGGCATCAAAGACAATCGCTTCTCTTTCGGCGTCAGTTCCGCGTCTTAATCTCAGTGACATATTGTATTTCTCCTAGGTGATATTATAGTTACATATATTTATCACCTAGGAGGAATATTATTTATTTAATTTAAGAAATCTAAAAACTCTGCTTGTTAGATATTTTTTAACACGTTCCATGTCTAGTCGAAAGTCAATTGCTTCAATATAAGGATTGTATTCCTCAAATAGTTTGTCGAGGCTATCCTCAATTTGTTCAATAGGTTGATTCTGGCGACTATCTTTAAGATCAATATCCCACTTTGTACCGTCTTCGAACGTAAGAACAATTTTATCCAAGTATTCCAGAGGAAGATATTCCATGTCAATAGAGTCAAAAATTGGATCCCAATAATCATCTCCTTTAACTGTTACCTTTTTAGATTTTTTAGGCACGCGATATATTCTTTGCGGCTGGCTTTTTTACTGGCGCGCGCCGTTTAACTGCGGCTGGTTTGTCTGCCGGTGCAATTGTATCAGCTTGCTTTCTAAGTGATTGTGCTTCTTTGAACATTGCATCTGCGTGACTTCGCAGTTGTACAGCTAATTCAGCATTGGTTAGCGGTGCAACTTCGGTGGGTTCCATTGCAGCTTCATCTGTGGGCATCTTATTAGCAACTGCAAGATTCATTGCGTGGACAATTGGATCATCACTAGTAACCGCCGTTGCAGCCAACTCTTCTTCGGCTAGTAATCTTTTTTTCTCAGCGACGCGTCTAACTTCTTCACTGATAACTGGCTTAATTGCCAAGTCTTCGATTGCAACACCTTTTTGTTTTGCAATGATCTCGTTGAGCTCATCGAGCCCAATTGAGCTGTATGTGTCCGGAGTCATTTCAATTTCGTTGGTTGCAACCTTTCGTAGTTGTCCAGTTGCATGTAATGCAGCCAGCATATTTCTGCCATCGGGCATAACTGTTCGATACATTGCATCTGCCAATTCGTGCGCTAGCTGTCCCGAAGCTGATTCAACTAGTTTAATCAGCGCATCATGTTCGTCTGCTGGCAACGACTCTGTTAACACCACTAGCGCATATGTCGGCGCATCTGGCACAGTTCTATATGCAACAATCGCGCGCCGCTTGTTCTTCTTTAATCTTCCGATATGTTTTAGACTAGCCATTATGCTGATCCTTCTTTTTCGTGTGTATTTGCCCCTGCAACCGCATCAACAATTGCTGTGTCTTCTGCACTTTCTATATCTTTTGTTGCTTTTTGTTGCGCTTCGACAGCTTTTAGAAATGCATCAAGCTTGTTATAAACAACCCCCACGGCTGCCATTTCAGCAGGCTTAAATGTACTGCGTTCACTGGCAATTTCGATGATGCCCTTCATTGTTGCAAGATCTTGAATTGTAAGATCATTTGGGTTAGTTTCTTGTTCAGACATTAATATCTCCTTTGTCCTTAATATATATCTCTGTGTCTTATTAATTATTTCAGATATGGACAAGACAACATAAAGATAGATAATTCGCTTGGGTTTTCAAATGCAATATACGGAACTACTGATATTGACCCAGTGTCGGTTGTGTTAACTGTTCTTCCAATAAAGTAGCGCCCTGTCATGTTTTTATATACCCAATCATCAATTTCTCTTGGCATTCCAACTCTAGATAATGATGGTAACAGTGCCGATTCAAAGTAAGGAGGGCAAAATGCTGCCCTCCTTACTTTATGAACGTTAAGTGGGTTAACATTTTTCTGTTTCACATCAGGCCTCGTAGTGTGCAGTTACACCAAACGGTCCTTCGACTGTCTTGTCATGGTGGCTATGGATGATAAAGATTGTATCGCAGTAATTTTCATCACCCCAGCTATTCCAAGCATATCCGTCTGTAAACATAATGAACTTCTTAGGTTCAATACTGTGTTCCTTCATGTAAGTCCAGTTGACCATAAAGTCTGTGCCGCCGCCGCCTATGATTTTATAATCCATTAAGTCTTCGCCGCAATCTGCACTAAAGTCCTGTTCGTTGTAGACCTTTGTATCAAAACACCACAGCTTGATCTTATAATCCTGGTATTCTTCCATAATGCCTTTGATTTCACTTAAGAAGTCGCGTGCCTGTTCGTCGCCGATTGATCCTGACATATCAAGACACACACAGAGGTCGATTGTTTCTGCAAACATCATACCTGGAAGAATTGCACCAGTTGACCAACCTTTACGACTTGGGCGACTAAATGAATAGTCGCTGCGGATACTGCTCTGAATCTGTTGACGAAGCAGCTCGCGCCAGTTCATCTTGGGCTCAGTTAGTTCCTTGATCATACGAGTGATTTCACCCGGTGTGTTACCAGCGCCCGAAGCCTGATGCGCTTGAAGCATAGCTTCTTTGATCTCGTCTTTGATAGCACGCATTTCGTCGTCGTTGTAACGCGGACGACCTTTGCCTTTGCCTTTTCCGTCTTTGCCTTCATCGCCGTCCTCGTCACCCCAGTTAAGGTGTTCGTCCAGCATCTCTCCTAGCGCATCGATTGCACTCTGGCCATTTTTTTCTGCATCCTTGTACAACAGATCATAGACTTCTTCTGAAGTCATCTTATCGTATTTAAAGTCTTGGAAACAGTCAATCAACTTCGGCTTGTGACCAATTCGATCACGTACTAGTAAGTTGTTGACAATATAGTCTGCTGCGATGTTATACAGCTTTGGATGCCGCTCTTCACGCCGCCCGAGGTGATCAAACACACAATGCAGGACTTCGTGTGCAATAACAAACTCAATCTCTTTGTTGCTCATTGCATGGAAGAATTGTGTATTGTAGTACAAATGACGCCCATCAGTTGCCGCAGTTGGACACCAGTCGTCGGCTGCTTCTACCCGCAGGCGCGTTGCCATGTTACCAAAAAACGGATGACGCAGAAGAAGACCGAGACGTGCAATAATAATACGGTCTAAAACTTCTTCGCCCATTGTCCTGAGCTCTTCTGGTGTAAGATCTGGATTTGGCGCCCAGTTCTTTTTAGCGTTGGATGCTGTTTCTTTAACGGACATTTTAACCTCATGTGTGTTGTCTATATAACATTGTAGCATTTTTTTCTCGTGTGAGTCAACCTTTAGTAAGAGAAAGTGGGCAGGATTAATCCTGCCCACTTGACTCACCTTAGGAAGCTTGCGCTGCCTTGATGTACTTGCCGTAACGATCGTGGAACTCGTCAAAGCATTCGACTGCATCTGGGTCAATTGGCAGACCGTATTGTGACAAGGCAAGCTTAATACCCATTACAACAAGTTCTGTGTCAAAGTTGTCCATAGTAAACTTTAAGAAGTTGTTAACTTTCTCATCAAACTTCTTATCGCCTTTGTCGTTTGCTTCTTTGAGTTCGTAGCAGAGAGACACAGTCAAGGAATACATGGCACTGATTTCTTTTGCCTTCATCTCTTTCACGCGTCCTGCAAGGATCTCAGTTGGATCAGGCATGCTTGATGCAACTTTTCGGTGAGCCATGAACTTGACTGCAAGGCCTTCGCCGACTGCACCGGCAATCAGGTCAGTAAGTGTTCCTTCGTCGAGATCGTCGCTTAGAAGTTCGCTCACAAATGACCAACTACGTGGCGTTGCAAATGAACGGCTTGCTGACTTAGGACTAAAGTCATACAAGTCTTTCTTAGAGAACTGAAGGAAGCCAACGACGTCCTTGTGTTCTTTGTTGTCGACTGCCCACTGGAACCAGTCGTTAAAGTCAACAGCCATTTCAAGGTGAACAAATCGGTTAGCAAGCGGTGCCGGCATGCGGTAAGTAACACCTTTGTCTGCCTCTCGGTTACCAGCAGCAATGATCATTACGTTGTCTGGCAGCTTATAAGTGCCGACCTTGCGGTTAAGAATAAGCTGATAGGCGGCCGCTTGTACAGCTGGCGCCGCAGAGTTCATCTCGTCCAAGAACAAGATAATGTGCTTATGCTTTGCAGCAATTGCTTCGTCCGGAAGCTCAACTGGCGCGCCCCATACCATCTTGCCGATATTAGAGTCGAAGTAAGGAATGCCCTTGATATCAGTTGGTTCCCACAATGACAAACGAATGTCAATAACAAGGGCGTCAAGTCCTGCACCAATTTGATGTACAATGTCTGACTTGCCGATGCCCGGAGGACCCCAAAGGAAAATTGGACGTTGTTTCATCATTGCATGACGGATTGCAGCTTTACCCTTATTTGGGCTAACAGTTCTAGTAATCTCAGACATTGTAATCCTTTCTATGTGTTGCAGTGCCTACGTACTTTATAGCACCTGTGTCACACTACGTCAACGACTTTTTTAAAGATTGTGAGATTTTTATATTGTATACTAGTCATTGAGCTTTTTAGCCCTAGTTAACGCTTTGGCAATGCCGAATTTTCGCAAGTCTCCGCTAAACAGTGCTAACTCGACTGCTTTACGTTCGTTTGTAACATGGATGCTATGCTTGTCTAGGTGATACGGACAGTCGATGAATTTATCTAAGAAGATGATCACTTGAGCAGTGAGCGGCATGTCGGCAACAAACGGTATATTGTATATTGCTATTTCTAGCTGATTAACAATCTCTAACCCTAGATCTGTTAGTCGTAGTCCGCTGCCTTCTTTTTTACGAGTATTTTGCCACCATAAGGAGAGATATTCCTTTGCGGCGTCGTCATTTGCTGTCTTGCCTAACTGTTGTAGAAATATTTTAGTATATACTTCTTTGTTCATTTTTAGTTTACTTCCTCGCCAACTAGTTTAAAAACAGCAAAATCACTGGTCCTAAATGTCGAATTAAGTTTCTTGGCTAGATTGTGTGCGTGTCCTGGATTTGAAAAGCTAGTCTTTTTATATTTAGGTCCTGGGTAGTTTGTTAGAGAATTAGAGCTCTTTAGATTAAAAGGGTGTTTTTTGTAAAAAACTGCCCAAATTGCATCGGCTTCTAGTACTTGCTCACATCTGTAGGTTTGGCTATTGATAAATTCCAGTAACACAGTTGGCTTTGGTCGACTCATTATACGTACTCCGATATATACGTATATATTTATCTATAACCGACTATTTCCAGTCGCCGCCGCCATTGAGGTCGACCTTGATAACTTCGTCGTTGTTACTAGCTGCATTTGCACTTACAAACTTTTCTAGGTCCCCGTGCAACCTACTCATCACTAAACCTAATGTAAATGCAAGGTTCTTTGCAGTAGTAGCGTCGATCCTGACCTCTTTGGAGTTGCTAGACTCTGATGCTTTAACTTTCTGTATAAATTGTTCGATGGGTAATGTGTTAATTGGATCTATTGACATTGGTTAACGCTGCTTTCATTTCAATTTGAGTTTTAAACGGTCCGAGGTATTCGTTCCGTTCAATGGTAATTAATTTAGGACAAAAACTCTTAAGCCAATTCACATTAAACTTAATCAGATAGTAGCCTGCACAGTACACACTTTTTGACTTTTCACTTTTAGTAAACAACGGAAGCTTACGTGACATATCAAACATTCCGTTGTATGCATGTGCCCTTGTTGGATATCCGTGTACATCCAACTCAACTCTTGCTGACCTAGGAGCAGTAATTTTTACAGTCAACGGATTCTTGCCAAAGTAATTGGTTAGCTGCTTTTCGTCTTTGTAAAAATGCACTTCGCCTTTTTTAGAAAAAATGAATTTTTCTTCGTCTCTGCTCAGTGTTCCTATACGAACACCGTGTTCTTCAAGGATCCAAAACTTGCCTTTTAATATTTCTTTTGCTTTCATGTTATTTTCCTGGGTATTTGGCATTTAATGCAGTTGCATATGATGCTGCTTGGTCTGCAATTCTTTGCATATCCCACTTGGCGCAAAACTTCATTAGTCGAAGTCCAACTTGCGATACTTCCTTTGGTTTAACTGCATCAATAGAATCGTTGATCTCTTTACGAATGTGCTCGGGTTGCGCTGTTAAGTCACACAGCACTACATTTCGATTATAGTCGTCTAGCACTCGGTGTTCAGTGCCATTATGATCAACCCATCGTTGCAACATCATATTATTCCAACTAAATCCTTTCTTGGTCTTATCATTAAACGCTTCAATTAGTCCAACTTTTTTAGCGGTGCCTTTCTTTCGAACTCCTGGGTATGCACTAAACACGTTATCGCTTACGTCGCCTCGCATACATTTTTCAAACAGCATAAATGCTGGTTCCGGCGCAGGCTTTACTTCGTTGGTTTTCTTGTCAATAACGGCCTTGCCGTTGTCTTCAAAGTACCCTTCGTGTGTAATTGTAACATTGCTAACGCCATTATACTGACGAACAGTAGGACTAACCAACTGAGCAAAGTCACCGTCTGTGCTAATGATAACGTGATTGTCATCGGGGTGTGCTTGTACCCACCCTGCAATTAAGTCATCTGCTTCTAGTACAGGATTTCGAATAACAGTACAGTTGGTCTTCTCGGTAACAAAGTCCTTGAACTCGTCAAATATCTCCCAAAATGCCACATCTTCTTCTTGCTGGGTCTGCGTCATTGCATCCCTATGTTCTTTGCGGTTACGCTTGTACGGCTCGTAGAAGTCTTTACGCCAGCTACGCCCCTCGAGGCAAAACACAACATGATCTGCATTAAAGTCTGTCCATGCTTTTTTAACACTGTTAAGCGTGATGTGTAGTGCCATTCCAACTTTTGTATCAATATCTCCTCGGACCACATGGCGCGCCCGAAAGAATGTATTAGCAGTATCTACTAAAATATATGTGGTCATGAAATCTCCGATTTGCCCTTACTAAGGGGTGTTACATTAATATAGCCGCTGCCGCGCCTTGGGTCGAGCCCTTCGTCACCGAGCATTTGAGAAACAATCTCTTTAAACCATCTATTAACTACTTCTTCTGCAGGATCGTCGTTGGTCCCGTACCCGTTTAGTACCAAGTCTGTAATAAAAAAGTCATTCCAATCTAGCTCAAAGAATCCATTTCGAATGTCGTCTTGGTTTATATGAATGTCAAGTACATTAACCCAGCTTTCGCCGTTTGCAGTTGCACGGTCTTTATTGGACATTTTTGCAATCTCGGCGACCCTGGCTTCTTCTTTTGCAAGCTCTGCAGCGTCGGCTGCATCGGCAGCAAACTTTTCTGATGTTGCTCTTGCTAGTTCGTCAGCGGCAGCGCGCCGTTTAACAAGTTCTACCATCCGCTCCTCTTCGGCAATGCGGGTATCTGTAGCAGCTTGCGCCGCAGCCTCCAAATCTGCAATACCTGTGACCTTTTTAATCCAATTTTTCATTCGTTGGTGTACCTTACTGTCTTCTCAACTACAAATCCAGCAAGTTCCTGCATTTCTCTATTGCTGTCATTCTTTATTGCATGTTCTCCATACTTGACCATACCACTTGGATCAAGCATGTAATCTGTTTCTTCTTCAGTCATCATATCAATCCCGCAGTCGCGCAACGTTTGATTAACCCTGTCAATATTAGCCTGTTGTTGAAGTGTATACTTTGATGACGAGCCTGTAGCACGACGTTCGGAAATAGGAACAATAGTACCATCATCGTATTTTTCAACTAGTTTTGTTACTAACTCGAACGTTGCTGGGTCAAGTGCGTGTGTTTCTAAAAACTTTCTCATACTAACCATGCCTCTTGTGTTATATCACTACTGGGTTCTTTATGATACTGTGCAACGAGTTCTGCAGAGAGTAGAAGGTTTGCTTGCTGTAATGATTGCAGTGTTCCTTTTCTCATAAAGTACACTATATCGTTAATTGTTTCTTCACTTATTTTATTTTTCATATTTTTTTCCTTTTTCTAATAGAGAACTTTTAAGTTCCCCAGGCGTTGCCAAATAATTCTATGTGTAGTCTGGGCGTAAATCTCCAACCCTTTTCCATACAAATATTTGCAACCTCTTGTACATTGAGATTGTATTCTTCTGAGCGGCCGCCCAGTGGCATTAGGTATACTGGACATTCAATACCAACTGCTCGATACGCTTCCACTGCTCTTCCAGCTTCTTCAATGTCGCTGCGATCTGCAACAACAAATTTAAGATATAAATTACTACCTTCGACACAGGTATATTCGAGTGCAACACTGGGCTTGATTGCTTCGTCCCAGTCTTCGCCGCTAACGGAAAGTTTAGGCGAACAACTCCACGTTACTGTGATTCGGGTGTTATCATGAAGGTAGTCAAAAAACTCGTCGTGTAACGGCTGTGTAGTATTTGTTTCAACTGTGATGTTCTTTAGATCCTGCATACGCGGATGTTCAAACAGTTCTACATATACACGTTGCCAAGCAAGCAACGGCTCGCCGCCTGTTAGAATTAAATGAATATCTTGACCGTTGTTCATTGTCCACTTGCCTTCTGGCGTAAGTGACAACAGATGTTCTACAACTTCGTCAACTGTTCTGTTGTGTACAAGATGTTTGAATTCTGGATAGATACTTGCATACGTGTCGCACCCGGTATGGATGATTGGTAGGTCCTCGAACTTTTCTGTAGTCTTATGTACGTCAGCATCAATTAACGCCTTAACTTCGTCGTTGTATCGATTACCGTTTGCATGTTTCTCGGCTCGACTAGGTTCATCTTTACCTAGTCCAAAATTCATGCATCGAAAGTTACAGCCAAATGTACGCAGAAACACACTAGGTACTCCTACAAATTTTCCTTCGCCTTGCACACTGTAAAATGCTTCGGAATATCTTAGTTTCATCTTAGGGCAAACTCCTGCTGTAATTTAATATTGTCAAAGAACTCCTTCTTTGTACCTGCATCATCTTTAAATGCACCATGTAGCACAGTTGTTTGTGTAAGACTGCTAGTTGCCATAATGCCTCTATTTTCGCAACATCCGTGCTGAGCCTGAATGTAGACTCCGATGTCACAGGACTTCGTAGCATTGCCAATTTCCTTAGCAATGTCTACTGCTAGTTCTTCTTGCAGGGTTCCGCGTCTTGCACACCATTGCGCAATTCGAGTATACTTACTCAGTCCAATAAGTTTGTCAGCAGCAATAATACCAATGTAAGCTACACCGGACACTGGCTGATGATGATGCGAACACATGCTCTTTAGTTCGGAACGAACAACTAGCATACCGTTGTATCCAGTAACTGAATCATTTGGAAATGCTGTCGCAGCTGGTATTTCATTGTACCGACCACTCATAATTTCTTTGATGTACATTTTGGCAAGGCGTCTGCCTGTGTCTTTGCTATTCGGGTCGTTTAACCTGTCGATTACCAAACTATCTAGAACCTGCTCAAACTGAGCAGACAGTTCGTCAATTAGTTCATCTTTTTCGCCTTCTTTAATATATTTTGCAATATTATCGCCTGCCCAATATCTTGCGCCTGCTTCTTCAATTCTTACTTTAATTAGTTCACTTGTTTTCATTTCTACTCCGAGTTAATGACGTGGATGTCGTAATATATGGTACAACATATACTTACTTACATTGTACCATATATTTAGATTTTTGTCAATCATTAATTAAAGTATTTTTTGAGCATTTCTAGTTGGTCGTGGTACTTGGCCATCTCTGCAAGTTCAATTTCTACAGATTCCATAATATCCGAGTGCTCTCCGATACCCATAGGATTCTTAAGATAAATCTCTATGTTGATTCGGTGCTTCTCGATATGCCCTTGGGCATGTAATTCTGCTGCTTTTAACATCTGTTCTCTCATGGTATTTTCTCCTTTTACCGTTGTCTTGTATTAGTTTCGTTGTGCCATTCATAACCTGGATGATACTTAGGTAGTGTTGTGTATAATACTCTGCTGTATTTTAAAAACAACATGGTTAAATCTTTTTCAGAAGCAAAATAAAACTTCCACCATGTATTAGACACTGTACTCCAGTCCTCGTCCTACATATATTTTGCCTTGTCAACATTCCAGCAGTATTGATAGTCTTTATTGACGATGTGATACAAAGCATCGTCTATGCCGTAACGTTCGATGTATACACGTATGTTTTTCAGCATACGGACGTTCTCGTCGGAATCAAGAACATGTGCTATATACGGATATTCGTCTTCGATCCCAAGTGTCCACTGCTCTCTATGCATGGTCGCATTTGGTAAATATTCTTGAATTTCCACCTTGTCGATCTTAGATATGTTGACTATACTGGGCATTTAGTAATTTTCGTATGGATACACAAGCCAAAGGTCATCTTCGGACTTGTTTACTTCGTCCCAGGTATAGTTAACATCGCCAAACGCACTTCCGGTGTTGTCGGTCATTGTTGCAAAACGGACACTTTTACCCCAAACGTTTTTCCATACATCACTCTCATTTGCCAAGCAACCACTTTGCCAGTCGTCTTTGATCCACTCAAACGTAGCACCGGTATCATTGATGTCGTCTACAATAAGAATGTTCTTCCTATGTATTGGATCCCACCTTGCTCCGGTTATGCCTTTTGACCCGTCATTGACACCAAACGCTTCTTCGGCCATCCACAGGTTAGATTCAGAATCGTTGAATCCGTCGCGCAATCTAACATTAAGCGTTTGCATACGTATCTTGCTCATATGGCTTAGAATAGTAGCAAGGCAGAGTCCACCACGAGTGATTCCTACTATATAATCGGGCCGCCATTGATCCTCATACATTTGTGACATAATTGAAGTTGCTGCACTTTCAACATCGTTCCATGTGTAATACTTTTTCTTCATTTCATCATCTCGATGGTAAGACACTTCGTTACATAATCGCCGATCTTTTCACTTTTGTCAACAAGATAAACTGTATTTTCGTCGCGGTCAGTTACTCTGTTGTAATGGTTGAATTCAAGAATCTGTCCATTTACTGCATTGTAGATTCTAAAACTAAGTTGGGCATCACCTCGCGGACTATTGGCTTCGCGACGCGAGACGCCTCTGGATGAACAATCTACGGTGTCATAGGCGTCGTTGCGCGCAGATAGTCCGTTGCTTATCCACTTTATAACTTTTCTCTTAATCCAGTTCATTGTACGTTTCTCCAATTAATTTATTATTTGTCATTTTCAACCAACGCTTTTACCATGTCAAAGTTCTCCTTGGCTAACCGCAAGCTGGGAAATTTCTTCATCTTCTCTTCCAGCTGTTCTGCTTTTTGTTTTTCTTCCATTGCCCACCACATTACATCTTCAAATGCTGGTAAAAGCTCTACCCTTAATGTCGCACCGTGCCATGTATACCATTGGTTTAAGCTTCCGTCGTAATATTCTACTCGACCATTAAAAGTTCGCAGCATGCCGTCTAGTGGAATACTACTATTTGGCGTATAATCAGGAGTTATACCGCCGTTTAGCTGCACGGTTATGCTGCCTGAGCCTTCGACTCGTTCTATAAAATCTGTCATTTTGTTCCCTTTACTGCATCCCAAGTCTGGTAGATTAACAGTTGCCGATCGTATGCATCTTTCAGTTCTTTTAACTTTGGGTATTTTTCTTCCATGTTAACGTCTCTGTTTAACAATATTAATGTATTTCAAACTTCATCTAGTTCCTGTAGAATATCTCTGCCATCTACTGTTAAGCTTGATGATACTATCCTATCGTTAGGAACCACGTTGCTAATAACTGCCGAATTACAATTGGTTGCTGTCCACAATGTCTCATTTGATCCAACTGCGGTGATTACACTGTTTACCATTTTTTCTTACTCTTTTCCTAGTCTTTGCAGTGGTGTTCAACCATGCTATACATTGTTTTAAAATTTTCATAAGCCTTTCCTAATCCTGGATAATCTTTGCACATCTGTTCCAGTTTGTGGATATCTGGTAAAGTGTCTACCCACAGTTCTGGCGTCTTGTGAACAAGTACAGCCCATTGGGACCCATCCCATACGCTGGCCTGCCCGCCGCTGTCGTACTTTAAATCACCTATGCTGATTGGTTCACCCATTGCCATTGCATGTTCTTTCAAAGTTGTACTGATCTAAACACATGTCGCTGATACTCTTTTCTAAAGTAATAAAGTCACTTAGTTTGTCGACAACCGAGCTTACTGCATCTCCTGCCCGCCTGCCAACAATGGTTGTATTTAATTTCACACCCGACACTAGTTCCATTGTGTCTAGGACTTCTAAAACACTATATCCTTGGTTACTACCTAGACTTTCGTATGGTGTATTAGTAGGTCCACTTTCTACAGCCTTTATAATAGCTTTGGACAAGTCGGCAACATGAACATAATCTCTAATACAAGTACCATCTCTTGTTGGATAATCATTGCCGTATATTTCTATTTGTGGTATCTTGCCGGCAGCAGCCATTGCTGCAATTTTTATAAGGTGACTAGGCGGTCCTAGTTGTCTGTTTGTTCCGTCAGTTCCGCTTACATTAAAGAACCTAAAGATAGTATATCCGGTTGCTTTCTCTTTGATTACATCCTCTGCTGCTACTTTACTTCTTGCATACGGACTTGCCATTTCCCAAGCACTGCTGGTGCTTGCAAACAACACGTGATCTGTTTGCACTCTGTCTAACAAGTTAGCAGTACCAGCAACGTTCACTCGATAATACTCAGTTGGCGCCTTCATACTAGGGCCGACTAGGCTTCGTCCTGCCAAATGTACCACAGCATCAAACTCGCCGCATACTTCCTTAGTAACATCAAACGTTAGAAAATGGTCATAGTAGCCGCTGATATCATTGTGTTCTCCCCAGAAATTAATATCCCAAGCAGTTACATGATGTCCATGTTGTTTTAGTAACTTACAAACATGGCTTCCGATGTATCCAGTTGCTCCTGTGACTAATACTTTCATCCGTACTCAAACAAATGCAGGCCGGAATTTTTGCACTTCTCCATTTTAATAAGAGACGATTTTCCTAATCTAAACGCATACATATTACTCTTCTTCTTTTTATTCTTTTTATTCTTTTTATTCTTTTTCGGCTTGGCCTTTTCGAAATAAGCACGGTTTGTGCTGTCGCCTCTGATATAATACTTTTTTTTATGTATTCCAGCAGCAAGCAGTTTTCTTGCAGCTTCGTATGACGAAGACATAAACTCTTTTACCAACGAATGCTTATTCCAATTGTGTACCTCGACCGAAGTTACCACATTTTCATCGTCGCAGTATCTAACAATTAAAAGATTTTCGGCACTTTGACAAACTAGTGAATCGTTATAATCAGTTGATATAATATCGTCCACATGCATTCGACAAACAGTTAATGCTGATAACGCACTATTTTTACGAGTCTTTACTTCCATGTTTAGAGAAGGAATATCTATTCCTGTTTTCTGTAATACAATGCCTTGACTTTGTATTACATGTTCTAGATATCTTCCTACATTCCCGAGATCTTTTGGATCCTGCTTTGGTACAGGATCTCCAACTGCTAGTCCAAATTTTATACTTTTAACTCTCATTTGTGGCATTAGTATTTCTCCTTAGAGACTTCGTCTCGGTAGCGAGGATTGTTTCTATTCCATTCCTCGCCGTTGCCTTGCATGATATCAAGGCACCGGTCGATAGTGCCATCTGTCCAATCGGAGATCTCTCCAACTTTTTCGTGCTGCTCTTCGAGTAGCACATCTAGCTTGTTAGCAGCATCGTCAAGACTCCACGGAACATACAATCGTGTATGGTCGTTGTTGAAGATCTCAGGGAAGCTGCGGTATGCTGGATATAACACATTAGTACCCAATGCATCTGCTTCGCTTACAGTATTGCTGGTCCAATCCTGTAATGCATTATTTATCATTACACGACTATCATTAAGGATCTCGTAGTATTCGTCCTTTTTTAGATCTTCGTATACTTTCAATGTACCTTTTCTAACAAGGTCTTTTGCACGA